ATGCAGAAAAAACAATGGCGTATGTTGCTAGAGTTAGCAACCCAGCGAATCAGGACAACGAAAACTATGCCAAGTTGCTTGCTTATTGCATTAAGCATAATCATTGGTCTGTTTTTGAACAGTCTTTTATGACTCTTGAGATTGAAACAAACCGTGGCATTGCGGCTCAAATTCTGCGCCATCGGTCTTTCACATATCAAGAATTTTCTCAACGATATGCCGATACAAATCTTCTGTCGGAATATATTCCTGTCCCAGAACTTCGTCGTCAAGATACAAAGAATCGTCAGAACTCTACTGATGATCTTGATGTTTATCTAAAACAAGTTCTTGAGGCAGAAATTCAAGAGCACTTTGCTAAAGCACAACTACTCTATAATCGTCTCCTTAATCAGGGTGTGGCAAAAGAGTGTGCAAGGTTTGTATTACCCTTAGCAACGCCCACACGGATCTATATGTCTGGCTCTTGCAGATCGTGGATACATTATATCAATCTGCGTTCTGCAAACGGAACTCAGAAGGAACACATGGACATTGCACTCGCTTGCAAGGAAGTATTTAAAGAACAGTTTCCTTCCGTTGCAGAAGCCCTGGAATGGGTCTAAATAACATTACATATTATTACATATTATGCCAACTTATCCAGTCAAGAATTTGAAGACAGGCGAAACAAAAGAACTCTACATGTCTATGATCGAATATGATCAGTGGAAAAAAGACAACCCAGATTGGGACAAGGACTGGTCTCAGGGTTGTGCTGGAGTGGGAGAAGTGGGTGAGTGGGCAGACAAGCTCATTCAAAAGAACCCAGGGTGGAATGATGTACTCAGAAAGGCATCTAAGATGCCAGGTGCCAAAGTAAAACCATTTAGTTAATTATGCCAAGGAAAAAGTCTTCGGGTATTGGAACGAGTCCTGTTCCTTTTGGAATGAGCAACCGCGTCATGAAAAGAAAAAAGCCCATCAATCTTGATTACATTCGCAATATCGATCCATTAACAGACAATCAAGAACGTCTGTTTGATTCTTATGATGGTGGAAAAAATATTGTTGCATATGGAGCCGCTGGTACAGGTAAAACCTTTATCACTTTGTATAATGCATTACAAGATGTTTTAAACGAGAAATCTCCTTACGAAAAAATCTATATCGTCAGGTCTCTTGTTGCTACTCGTGAAATTGGTTTCCTTCCAGGTGACCATGAAGATAAGTCGTCTCTGTATCAGATTCCTTATAAGAACATGGTTAAATACATGTTCGAGATGCCAACAGATTCCGACTTTGAAATGCTCTATGGCAATCTGAAAAATCAAGGAACGATTAGTTTCTGGAGTACTTCATTCATTCGCGGTACAACTCTTGATAATGCTGTAATTATTGTTGATGAATTTCAAAACTTGAATTTTCACGAACTTGATTCCATCATCACTCGTGTTGGTGAGAATACTAAGATTATGTTCTGTGGTGATGCAACTCAAAGTGATTTGGTAAAGACAAACGAGAAGAATGGCATCATTGATTTCATGCGAATCCTTCATCAAATGCCTTCTTTTGACATTATTGAATTTGGATTAGAAGATATTGTAAGATCTGGTCTTTGTAAGGAATATCTTGTGGCTAAAGCTGAACTTGGAATGTAATGGCAAATGTGAAAATATATTATCTTGATTTTCATCAAGATTATTATGGTGAGCAGTTCTTATATAGAGAACGAGATTTATATGATGATCGTTATGTGTTTACTAAGTGTCCAGTATTTAACCATAAAAGTAATAGAACTTTTGTAGGATTTTCTCCTATTGATTTTACAATCAGAGTTGATAGAAATCATGAACTAGTTCTGTCAGATAATGAAAATCTTCTTCATTATGATATGGACCATTTGCTTTCTCCAAATCCAGTATTTCAATTAAAATTTCCTAAGTTTTTGTTCTGGACTAATGAACCAAATGTCTGGTGGGAGTATAGAAGTCACCCAATGACATCATTAAATAACAATTATGTTGGTGTTGAAGGTTGGTTTAATTTATCAAATTGGCCTCGTTCTATGAGTAATGCCTTTACAATAGTAGATCCCACAAAACCAGTTATAATTAAAAAGGGAGATCCAATTTTCAGAGTTTCTTTTTATCCACAAGATTTAAATTCTGGTATCATTCTTAAAAAAGTTAGTAATAAAGAAAAAATAAATCAAATTCTAAATCAATATCATTCAATAGATAAAACAAAAACAAATTGGATAGGAAAATTATTTTCCAAAACCAATATTAAAACATGTCCATTCAAATTTTTATATAATAAATGACATTCGATCATGTAGAAATTGATCTCCCCAGATTGGAAAGAGATACTATTGATGGTGTAAGATATTATACCGTTCCTGGTGAGACTGATCAATTTAAACTTGTCTCTATTACTTCTGTAATTAGTCACTTCAATAAGGACTTTTTTGTTTCGTGGAGAAAAAAAGTTGGAGATGCTGAAGCAGATAGAATTACTCGTCAAGCCACATCACGAGGAACTGACACTCATACTTTAATTGAGCAGTATCTTCGTAATATGGATCTCAATTCAGATGTTCTTCCAATTTCTGAACTGTTATTTCAAGTTGCAGTTCCAGAACTTAAGCGTATAAATAATATCTATGCACTAGAAGGTTCTCTTTACAGTAAGTATTTGGGTATCGCTGGAACCGTTGATTGCATCGCAGAACATGATGGCGAACTGTCAATTATTGACTTCAAAACATCAAAGAAACCAAAGCCAAAAGAGTGGATCGAACACTACTTTGTTCAGTGTTGTGCTTATGCATGTATGCTTCACGAATTAACTGGACTGTCAGTTAAAAAGTTTGTGATCATCATGACTTGTGAGACTGGAGAGTGTGTCGTCTACGAAGAAAGAGACAAGGAAAAATATCTTCGTTTATTAACTCAATATATTAAAAAGTTTGTCACAGACAAGTTAACAAGTCTTGACAAATAATTCATTATGTATTATGATGATCAAAATTCTTGTTATCAATGTACGCAACTCTTTTAAATCCAATGCAGAATGAACTCGAAAAGGTATTCGAAGACAAATTTTTCTGCCCAGCTAAATTTGCTCAAGAGATAGAAGGACTTGTGCATAGTGATTTAAATATGAATTATATTGATGCTATCGTATATTTTTGTGAGAAAAATAATATTGATCTAGAAAGTGTTCCTAAACTGATCTCAAAACCATTAAAAGAAAAGATCAAGTACGAGGCAATGCAGTTAAACTTTTTGAAGCGTAGTTCTAGAGCTAGATTAGTGTTTTAATGATTAATCAAATTTATCATACATCTCATTGTGGATCTACACTTTTGGTATCTTTATTGAAAGATGTATCCCAAACATATTCAGAACCATTCTGGTCCCATTTAGTAATACGTCATAACATTGATTTTTTTGAACAATTATCTCAATATAGAAATGGCATAGTTAAACTTCCAAGTGGATTATGCCATTTTGCATGTCAAGCAGAAGGTAAAAAAATATTTTTATATCGACAGTTAAAACAACACTTGGTCAAAATTCTTTCAGAAAGAAGAATTGAATATATTGATTATTATTATTCATACTTTCGTAAAAATATTCATCCTAGTTTAAAAAATATTGAATTTAATACCATAGACAAAATGAATATTTTTCTATGGGCAAATAGAATTATGTGGATATCAGAATGTCCTGATATTTCGTGGATCAATACAAATGAATTTTTATCCAATAAAAAACAAACTTTGGACTTTGTTTGTGAATATTTTGAGATTGAAAAAGTGAATGATATTGGATTAGCAGATATTCATGTTAAATCTATTGGAATGAATCATAATGATATCGAATTAAATAAGATTTCTCTCAATATGAATGATGCTATTCGTGTTGAATCTGATTTTGGTGTCATTTTTGATGAAGTATGCTACAATAATCTTGTTATTCGTGAACTTATAGAGTGGACTCGTGATAACCTACCTTTTATTCCACAGTATCTACTTTGAGGGCCACCAAAATTCACCTTTAATTTCATTTTTGGTCGAAAAAAACTCCGGCAAAAATTTTCGCGTATTACTTTTTTAGAATGATGCCATTTGATACCTATAAAACGTATATTGCACTGAAAAATCATTTTACTCAACCTAATTATGATTATCAAAAGTATTGTGGAAAAATTAAAGCGAGTGTCCAGTCTTTTTACAAGCGAAAAGACAGATTCTGGTTCGAAAAATTGTCCCGTAATAAAACTGATAAAGAAATTGAAAACTTTTTTATCAGCAATTTTGTTATGGCCTCTGATCCTGCTAATTTGTGGGTCGGAAATATTATTCGGGAAGGTGACCGAAATTATACAGAATGGCAGAGAAAGATTCAGTCGCTGAGTTACGTTTTTAAAGAAGAAACGGAGAAATTGTTCTCTGAGAATAAATTTGAAGAAATCTTTGACTGTAAGAACGGTCACCCAAAAGTATTAAAAAGTTTCCTGAGCGGGAAAATTAGCCTGGAAACTTTGGTAATCTATGATAGAATATTTCTGTTCGGGAAGAACTTTGATAAGAAGTTAAAGGACCCGATTTGGGAGATTGTGAGTCTGAAAATGAAAAAGTACTCTCCCTTTCTAAATATCGATGTATTCCATTACAAAAAAATCCTAAAAGAAATTGTTGTAGGAGACCAATGAGTTTTTTTGAATCCGAAGTCGTCCGTTCTGAGATGGCTGAAATTTCCGAAATGCAAGAGGAAATTTACCATAATGTGTTTAAGTTCTTTAAGATGACAAAGGAGGATAAAATCAAGCATGTTGATTTGCTTCAGAAATTGCTGAATAAGCAGCAGGTTCTTTACACTCGTCTGAGTTTATCTGATGATCCTGAAGCAAAATCAATGAAACAAAAAATCTCCGAATCTGCATCAATGATGGGTCTAGATGCAAATGTTGATATGAATGTCATTTTCGGCAACATGTCAAAACTGATCGATGTCATGCGAGAGCAGATTGACAAGAATGACTTGAAGGATTAGAATAACGGGGTACACAAAGGCCAAATCCAATTTACACGAGGTACACATGTCTTTTGCTAATCTTAAAAAGCAATCCAAACTTGGTTCTCTCACCGAAAAACTGGTGAAAGAAGTTGAGAAAATGAGCACTGGTTCTGGTGGTGCAGATGAACGTTTCTGGAAACCAGAAATGGACAAGACTGGTGTTGGTTCTGCAGTGATTCGTTTCCTGCCTGCTCCTGAGGGCGAGGATCTTCCCTGGGTCAAAATGTATTCCCATGCATTCCAAGGCCCTGGCGGTTGGTACATTGAGAACTCTCTGACTACAATTGGTCAGAAGGATCCTGTGTCGGAGCACAATCGTGAACTGTGGAATAGCGGTAGCGAGAAAGATAAGGAAACTGTGCGTAAGCAGAAGCGCAAACTGAACTACTACAGCAACATCTACGTTGTGAAGGATCCTGCGAATCCTCAGAACGAAGGTAAAGTGTTCCTGTTCAAGTTCGGTAAGAAGATCTTCGACAAGATTCTGAATGCAATGCAACCAGAGTTTGAAGATGAAGAGCCGATCAATCCCTTTGACTTCTGGGGTGGTGCTAACTTCCGCCTGAAGATCCGTAAGGTTGAAGGTTATTGGAACTATGATAAGTCGGAGTTTGATTCTGCTGCTCCGCTGATGGATGATGACGATGCTCTGGAAACTCTTTGGAAGAAAGAGTATTCACTGTCTGCTATCGTTGCTCCCGATCAGTTCAAATCCTACGAAGATCTGGAAAAGCGTCTGAAGTATGTGCTGGGTCAAAAGAGTCCTGCTCGTGCTGTCGCTGAGCAAGAAGAAGAGTATGAATCCTATGTTCAAACTCCTTCGAAAGAAGAGAAAGTGATGGAAGAACTGGAAGCATCTTATCAGAAGAGCAAGTCTTCTCCTTCTCTTCCGAATCTGTCAGTCTCTGATGATGAAGATGAGGATGATGCGATGAAGTATTTCCAAAAACTGGTTGACGAGTGATTACTCAAATAATCTGATATTATCACCCTTTTTCAAGGTGGAGTTCACATATTGATCTCCACCTTTTTTGTATGGCATGATATTTTCTAGATCGTTGAATAATACATTCAGATAAATTGGTTTGAGGATAAAAATATTTCTTTTATTATCTTGAATTCTATGTTCATACTCATAATTTGTTACTGCTTGACCAATATTTGATTTTGTAACTTCAGTCTGAAGCCCATAATCAAAGTATGTTACGGAGTATCCAGCAGGAACTTCAAGTCCTTTAGGAACGATTGAGATCCCTTGTGTTGTAAGAATTTCTTCTGCTTCATAATGATGCACACCGCTGTATAATGTATTATAATCTCCGTATTTTTCTAATAAGTATTTGTCAAACGTATCTTGAGTCATTGGCCATTCTGTCTGAATATTCAGAATATTATTAGACAGAAGAACAACCCAATCCAACGTAGATTCTTTATAAAATTTATACGCTACATTATCTGGTCTTTCGTCACCAATAATTTGATATTTTGTAAAGAATGAAAGATCTCCAAAAATATCTTCACGAATCTTTCCTCTTTTGAAAAGATTTTTTACATTATCATAATTCGAAATGTACTTTTCGTCCTTATTTCTACTGACGTATTCGAAATTTGGAACTTGTCTAAAATATGGTTTTGTCATTTTTAGTAACCGATTGTGGATTTACCTGGAGCGTCTTTATCATAATCTTCATTAAAGATTGGCTCAAGTTCATTGAATTGTAATGTCAATCCATATTGAGTCATCGTTGATTCGTCATCATAAAAAGTTGCATATGACCCATCTGGAGTATAATCAACACCACACTGAGTTAATGCACAAACTTTAATTTTGTTGATTGATGTATGTTCCTTATTTTTATTATTTCCATTCCTATAAATGATTTTAAAAACATTTGGTGCCTTTAAAAATAATCCTTCACCACCAGCACCACTTTTTCTAACTGCCATTCCCTTTTTGAAGAATCGGATGATACCTTTTACTTGTGCCGCTTCATCTTCACTTCTTGGTGATAACCTAAAACTAAAATTGAATGGTCTCAGTTGTGGGCCATTAAAGAGTAGTTCTAAGTTTGGATTGACTACCGCACCAGAGAATCTTGAAAATATGTTGAGTCCGACTGCCTTTCCAGCTGCCCATTGTTGCAAATAATTTTGCACTGCTTTATTATCACTAAATTGACCTGCAAGTTGACTGAAGTCTGCTTCCGTCATCGTCCCAGTTATTGCACCTAAAGATGCTTTAGCACCCAATAATTGAAGTGGATTAATTGAATCATTCTGCCAATCAACGGTGTTAATATCCGCAATCGTTGGTTGGGTTGGCAGAAAAACTCTTCCCAAAACTTTAGTGCCAAGATTTCTGCTTTCCAATCCAATACCGTTAGCACTAAATCCTTTTCCTTTTAAACCGCCATACTCAATCATCTGAAATTCAATATAATCTTGTTGATTTTTTCCTAAACCAGTTGGATATATCCATGCAGTGGCAGCCCCTGGTGGGTTATAACTTCCTTCTTTTTGCTCTGTTAATCCCGGAACAGTTGTTGTAAAATTGGTGAGATCTGGCTGAGCACCAGTGCCTGGCGCAGTTCCGCCACTAGGATCTGGCGGTGGAGTCTGTGGGGATGATACTGTGAGAGGGCCTGTTGTCGTTTGAATTGTTACTTGCGGAAGTGTTGTTCCTTGTGATCTTGGTGAAGTTGTAGAGGCAATCGCTTTATACCCATCCAATGTTGCCATTCGAGCTGCTGCATTTGGTGGTGCTTCTTGATACCACTCTCGTTTTACATTAGTCAACCAACGACTGTTAGATTGTCTAACAGCAGGCGATTGAAAAAAATCTCCGTATCTTCCTTGGAAATCTCCATCATTAAAATCTGCGGTATTGGTTGAAGCATTATATTGAAATATTAATCTATCAGCACCCAAAAATCCTGTTCCTTTATCGTAAACATCAATGTTACCGTTTACATTAGATTTTACAACAGTTCTATATACGTTCCCATTTTTATCCCTCAATGGACCAAATCTATCCGTCGTATAAACTGCTGGATCGTTAGCACTAGGATTAAATATGTCCGCCATTAGGAGTTTTTTATCTATTTAGTGATGATTTTGGCATAAGGTAAAGAACGAAGGTAATCAATCTCACTGCTTCTTATCAAATGCATCTTTCCTGCAACTTCTTGCCAGGTATATTGTCTTGACATTCCCCAATGAAAGTTAATCGCTTTGAAGCCCCATCGCTCTACAGCAGTTACTGCAACTAAAGGGTGTTCGTCATAGGTAATTTCTTTTGTTTTGGGTATGTATATAAAAGTATAATATTTACCAACGTCTGGAATGAATTCAGACTCATTAAAGACTTCAAGAATATTCATCATGATGAGTTCTGCATCTTCAGAACCATCGAGTTTTCTTTTTAACTTTTCGACTCTTGTAGATGCCATTACTTGATTCCGAGTTCGTCTTCTGTGATGATCTTGAACTCAATCATATGATCCTTACAAAATTCTTCCGCAGCCTTCCACTTCGCTTGATTTGTTGCATAAGTATAGACTTCGTTCACGTATGCTTTTGTCGTTCTTGACTTTTGCTTTGGTGGTTGAGTCTGCTTTTTTGGTTTGATTTCGATGATATACTTTTTAATTTGCCCATTACTTTCTTTGACTTTAATGATAAAATCTGGAAAATAAGTTCTAACTTTTTTTCTTACAGGATCATAATACTTGATACGAATCTCTTCAGATCCCCATGCTATAATATTCTCATTCAAATCACACCACCGACAAAATACTCTCTCCCAACTGCTCCTACAAATAATATTATTGGGATCACCTTGGTACTTGTTGGGATAAGATGGTTGATAGCGACTCTTAATACTTTCTGCCATTCCCCATATACATAATATATAAGTAAATCTATTTAGATAACTCCGTGTCACAAGCCAGAAGTATAGACAGCATACGAAATATTATTTTAAAACCTGCGTTAACTCATCTTTTTAGTGTGGAATTAACTCCTCCCAGCAAACTGTTGAATTGGATTGAAACCACAGATTTCCCATTTTTATTTAGTAATGAACTAACAGATAAACTTTCAATTTTATGCCATGAAGCAAATCTTCCAGGATCTTCTTTTTTGACACATGAAATCAATAATGACTATACTGGACAAACTGAGAGACACGCATATAGAAGAACATATGATGATAGGATTGATTTTTCTTTTTATGTTGATGCAGAATATGATATTCTTAAATATTTTCATGCATGGGAAACTTTCATTAATAATGACAGAATAAGTGGTCAATATAAAAAACAACCAAATGTTGATAAAACACCATCTATAATGCCTACGTATAATACAAGAGTAAGATTTCCCGACGACTATAAATCGACTATACGTATTACAAAATTTGAAAAAAATTCTGATTTTTCTACTAGATATCCTGGAGGTGGATTTTTGGCAAGTCAACAATTGGAGCATTTAGAATACACTTTTGTAAATGCATTTCCAATTAGTATTAACTCCATTCCAGTGTCTTACGATCAACCATCAGTATTAAAATGTACAGTTTCATTCACTTACAGTAGATATCTGTTGGCAACTCCTGGAAATGATAATCCAAGTGTTGTTCCTAGAGATTATCAAAACTGGGGAGATTTCTTCGATCCAAACACTTTCCCAGCCGGAGTTGATCTTCCATTCCCACCAGAATTGGCATAATAAATACTCACATATATTATAATAGATCATGCCTTTACCTAAGATTTCTACGCCAACGTATGAGTTGGATTTGCCTTCAACTGGACAAACGATTCAGTACAGACCATTTTTAGTTAGAGAAGAAAAACTTCTTGTTCTCGCTCTGGAATCGGAGAACATGAAGGAAATCTCATCAGCGATCAAGACTGTTATCAAAAATTGTATTTTATCAAAGGGTGTGAAGATTGAATCACTTCCTACATTTGATATTGAATATCTTTTCCTTAATATTCGTGGTAAGTCTGTAGGGGAAGAGATTGAAGTCAATGTAATTTGCCCAGACGATGAGGACATTACAGTTCCTGTGACAATTTCTGTTGACGAAATCCAAGTCGTAAAAAACAAAAAGCATACAAATAAAATTCAAGTTGATGATTCAATCATGATGGAAATGAAATACCCATCATTGGATCAGTTTATCAAGAATAACTTTGATTTTTCTGGATCAAACTTAATCGACCAATCATTTGATCTTGTTGCATCATGTATTGATAAAGTTTATCAGGGAGATGAAGTTTGGAGTTGTGCTGATGTAACTCAAAAAGAACTGATGGAGTTTCTTGATCAATTCAATACGCAGCAGTTCCAACAAATTGAGACATTCTTTGAGACAATGCCTAAACTGTCCCACACTGTTAAGATTAAGAATCCAAAGAGTGGTATTGAAAGTGAAGTGGTTCTGGAGGGTCTGGCAAATTTTTTCGCATAGGCCTGGTCCACATGGACCTAGCTTCATACTATAAACTTAATTTTTCACTCATTCAGTACCATAAATATTCATTAACTGAGATAGAAAACATGATGCCTTGGGAACGAGACATATATGTTGGTTTGTTGGATCAGCACTTAGAAGAAGAGAGACTCAAGCAACAGCAAAATGCGTGACCAATTAGTTACAGAAACTATTGACGCTAGAATTCTAAGACTCGTTGGTCTTGAGGATGTTTTTGATCTGGACTACGAGACATATCTTGTCTTATTAAAAGAAGCACAAGTACGGGGGAAAAATACTTTACCGGCAGAAGAGCAAGCGATTCTTGCGAACGAAAGAAAGAGAGTAAGAGGAAAGGTTGGTCGTTTTAAACCAAAAGCAAAAACAATTAATGTTAACAGCATAACATCTGTTGGGAGAGTAGGACAGAAACTTCTTCCTGGTGCAAGAGGAATTGGATCTGCTCCAATCGTAAAATCTTTAGCGAGTATTGGTGCGATTGTTGAATCGATTTCAGAAAACCTGAGTGATCAGAGTAAGGAAGACAAGAAAGAAGCAGAAGAAAATAGAAAAAGTGAAGAAAATGCAAGAAGGAAAAAGAAAGAGGAATCGTTAGAATCAAGTGCAAAAAAAGTGATGGCAGCCGCCAAAAAATTATTTGCACCAGTTAGAGGAATATTTGATGCGATTTACAATTATCTTTTTTATACTTTTCTTGGTAGAGGAATTAATGAAGCACTGACCTGGTTAGCAGATCCAAAAAATAAAACCAAAGTTGCTGCGATAGGTCAATTTATCAAAGACTTCTGGCCTGCTTTACTTGGTGCTGCAACATATTTTTTCACTCCTCTTCGTGGTTTTATAAATGGTATTGTTGGTTTAGTTGTAAGACTTGGAAAGTTTTTCATTAGAGGACCAAAAGGTCTTGATCCTGTTTCCTTGGGAGTTGGAACAGCAGTATCTACATTTGAGGCTGAAAGAAGAAGACAACAAGAAGAAAAAAGATTATCTGAAGAAGAAGCAAAAAAGCGTGGCATTAAACCAGAAACTGTACAAAAAGAATTAAAGGAAAGCAAAAAATCTTGGTGGTCAATGTTTGGCCAGGGATTTAGTGATGTTGGTTTAAGTGTTGGAGGAATTGCCAGCGGTGGTTTTATTGATCAAAATACGGGACTCAGAATTTCTGGAGCTGGAGCAGATACACAATTAACAGCATTACAACCAGGCGAAGTTGTAATGAATCGTGCCGCTGTAAGAGCAGTCGGTGCCAATAACTTACTTAATTTGAATAGAATGTTCGGTGGTCCGAATGCAAACAAACCAAGATTTTCGAACAATATTCAATTAGCTCAAGGTGGTGGATTGATTGGTAAGGCACTGAACTGGTGGAATAAGGGAAGAAATGTTCGTATTCCAAGAGAGAGTCGTGCTAGTTGGTTTGATTTAATGCGTGATGACTTAAAACAAAGGGGTCAAAGTGATGTTAATTTTGCAAAGGGAGCTAAACCATCAATATTTGGAAGACCTGATAGGGGAGTTTTTTCAAGAGATTTTCTTGATTGGGATCGTTCAAAATCGAAAAGAAATCCATTAGGTATTCCAAGACCAAGATATGTTCCTGCTGAAAAAGGAGGAACTGGATCGGCTCCAACTCCTGCTGTTCGCCAAATTTTTGAAAGAATTCCTCAGTATTCGATTGCATTTGACATGGGTGTTAAACTCTATAATATGATGGAAAAGAGAAATGCGGCAGTTAGATCGAAGCAATATGGTTATGGAACTGTTGAAGATATGATGGTCGCTCCAGAACGTTATGCCAAGTTAAGTTCATCTTCACCAAGAACTCCTGGATTAATGCCAGTATCAAAGAGTAAAGCAAATGTAATTACTCTTCCCCCAACAGTTGAAAATGCACCATCTACAATGCCACAAAAATCAGGAGGATCTGAAGTACCATCATTCTCAGCAACGGCACCAGGAAACCGTAGAATGGAAAACGCACAAATCTACGGGATAGTACAATAAACCATGGCAGTCAATCCTCAGAAATTACTACCACCAGCAAAACTTTCCGTAGGTGAAAGGATGGCTGCTGCCTATGATAAAAAGATTGATGATCTTTTGAACTTGAAGATCAAAAAGAAATTAATTAATGTAGACAAAGTTGTCAATACTACTAAAAAAGTAAAAGAAAAAACAAGAAAGCAAAAGAAGACGAGAAAGGAAAACGAAGAGCGAGAAAAAAAAGAGGGAAGATTAGAACAAAAACAACCAAAAGAAGCATCCAAATTAAATCTTCCAAGTTTACCAAAAACAGGTATTTTTGATACGGTCCAAAATTTTCTTGGATATACATTCTTAGGATATATTTTAACAAATTACTCAGACAAACTTTCACCATTAAGGACAGTTGTATCAAAACTTCCTGCAGCGATGGATACTTTTGGTGCCATCGTTAGGGGAACCGTTGATTTTGCTGGTGGATTAATTGAAGGTGGTTACAAATTTAGAAATGATCTTTCTCAACAAGTAAACGAACTTGGTGGGAAGGACGCTCAAAAAACATTTGATACATTTACAAACGATTTTAAAAATACAATCAATTCAATAATGACTTTGGGTTTATACAAACCACCCAAAGAACAAACTCCAGTTCCACAACAAGCATCTGGTGGTTATGTCAAAAAAATGGCTCCTGGTGGCATCACAAGAGAGGGTAGACCAGTTGGTGGACCAATTAGTAGAGAAATACAAAAAGTAAAAACTAAAACTGCTCCCGTAATTTATAGGCAAGTAACGCAACCAGGAAAAGATATTGGAGGAAAACAAAAAATTGAAACGGTATTTCCATCTTCACCAAAAAGAAATGAACCAGGCCCATTGAATACATTGATGTCAACATCATCAACATTAAGTAAGGTTCCATTCATTGGACCTTTGATGGCCGCGGCAATTGATATTAGTATGGGTCAGAAACCAGACAAAAGAATCTATAGAACTTTTGGAGATTCTCTGGCACATATGATGGGTCTTAGTATTGACGCTCAAGCAAATACATCTGTTTCAAATATTGTTAGTACAATTGCCGCTATGGCTGAAGGTGGCGCCATTACTAGAGGAATCACCAGAAAGAGAACCAGTGCAGAGGAAATAGGAATTGCTTTAGGAAAACTTTTTGAAAGAAGCGTTGAAGGAAGATTGGCGAAGATATTTTCTGAAATTTTAAAGACAAAAAGGACCGATACTTTTGAACCACCTCCTGGTGGTGGGGGTATAGTAAAAGTTAGTAGTGATCAACCAGACTTTTGGTTGCTTGCCGTTGGCGCATTATTAGAAAATGGCCATCCACAAGGCGCTGCTGATGTCGCTCAGGTAATTTACAATCGTGTTGCATCACCTTCATGGCCAGATGATATTAGATCAGTAATCATGCAGGGAAACGGGGGACAGTTTCAACCAGTAAGAGATTATGGAACAGTTGATGAGTGGAATAAAATTAAAGATAAAGATTCTGCTATCAGATTTGTTGAAAAGTATGGAAAAGGAAGAACCAGAGCAAATTTAGAGACAGTTGCTGGTGCGCTATTAGATCAAAATAGACAAAGATCTGCAGCGACTTTTGTTGGTCCTAGAGATAGTTTTAGAGCGATTGCTTTTGAAGATGCAAATAATCATCTCGCAAATGATACGGAGCAAAGGAGACATGGCCATGCATTTGGATTTGAACCAGGAGGAGCTCAAATAGCATCATTCCGTGCAGGAAAATTAAAACCAGCACAAGTTTCTCCGAATGTCAAGGGAACAGTAGAATATTCTTCTCTTCCCCTAGATGGTACAAACGGAAGATTAAAACCAGAGGAACTTACAAGAGTTGGAACACTGTATGGTAGACCAGATTATTATGACTGGTATGGTGACGCTGCAATGTTGAGAAATGATGCGGCGGCTGCTTTCATAGCTGCTGATGCTCAAGCAAAAAGAGAAGGAATCACAATTCTTATTACTAGTGCATATCGAAGTCTTGCTCACCAACAAGCGTTGATTGATTCTAAAAAATATCCTGTTGTTGCTAAGGTAGGAACCTCCAGACATGGATTTGGTATCGCTTTAGATATTCAAACAGGTACTCCTGGGTATGATTGGTTTGTGAAAAATGGTCCAAAATATGGGTGGAAATATATGGCAATCCCTGGAGATCCTGTCCATTTTGAATATACTGGAAGACCAACTTCTACCCAAACAAAAACTCAAAGAGCAGTTGCATCCACAACAGCACCAGCCGCTCAAATTGCATCATCAAGCCCGAAAGTTATGGACACTGCACAACAACTTGCCATGATGCCATCATATGCTGAAGGTGGAGGAACTACTTTTATTTTAAAAGAAAAGATTATTCTAAAAGAAATCCCAGGATCAGGAACACCCCCAGTTCCAGGAACATCAAACATTGATTTTCCTGGAGTAAATAGTACAATACCATCGTTTATCGGATGACATACGAAACTCCCAATATTGCTGCTAAAGAATCTGAAATATCCAAGTTTGAAATTACGTCAAACGAAGGAAAGAGTTTGGATGTTTCTTTGGGATGTGTGCAACTTCAATACTATGAAAGTATTTTAGACAACACAGTTCGTGTCAGCACCATATTGGTTGACTCTGGAGAAAGAACTAATGGTGAGGGTTCTTCTGCTCTGGAAATGGAAGATCTGAAATTAACTGGTGGAGAAGAAGTTACTCTTCTAATGGAAGACGGATATGGGCAGAAATTGGAATTTTCTGGAGATAGTCAATTTAGAATCAAAGCCATTCATGATGCAGTACAAGAAAATGTTCTGACATATATGATTGATCTATGGTCGAAGGAGTGTTTAGATAATGAACTCGTCGAAACTAGAGTCACAAAAAGATATGATGGAAAAATATCAGATTCTGTCGATTCCATACTTAAAAATGCACTAAAGACTCCAAAGCTTATTGACACTGACGAAACAGAAAATCTTTTCAGTTTTCTTGGCAGATCTGAAAAACCATTTTACAAGTGCGCTTGGTTGGCAAAGAGATCAATCCCTACAGGCTCAACGGGAAAGAGTGCTGGTTATCTATTTTTCGAGACTGCAGATGGATTTAAATTTAAATCTATTGATAAGTTGTTTGGACAAAAGTATAAGAGAAAGTTAATT